ATTTACTAATGATTCCCACACGCGCTCAACTTTTGCGCCGTTGGTATCTTGTCTTGTACGCTTCATACCTCGTGCTCCAATTCTGGCTGTTATCAGCTTGGTTTGGAGGCACAGAGGGGGCGGAACGACATGGCATACGCTTGTTACAAGCAGCAGCAGACCATCCAGTGACACACTATATCACGTGGGTAGTCGTTGTGCTGTTGCTCATTACGTGCAGTGCTATTAGTTTTGGACTTGTAACTTACTGGATGCTACGCCCACGAGAGACCTTCACTAAGATCTTGTCACACTTCGCACGGCGATTTGACTTTGATAGAAAGGCCTTTAGAGGTGTAGAGATCCCGGCTTTTCCGCCTGCCCGCAATCATGACCATGGATGGCTGGCTACGGAGAGGGCCGAAGTTACACAGGCATGCATAGACACGGTGACTCGTGCTGGACTGACGGTTTACCACGTTCAGAAAGGCAAGGACGAGACCGGCTCTAGGGACGAGGCGTATCACATGCGAGACTGGGATGTCGAGTATGTTGCATACAATCCGCCACCGAAAAGCAGTTTGTGCTTTAAGGACATGGAATTTTACCTTAAGAAGCAGGAGTTGTCAGGATACTTGTTGTCCACCGACACTCCTTCATCGATTCTTACGATCATTCCGGAGCTGCTGCTTGGCACAGCGGAAGGATGTGCCTTCACCATCAGTGAGGACGACATTTTTAGAATGGACGTCGCCGGTGGAGCCAAATATGAGCATAAATTGTTCAACTGGGACGTGGACACTGTAGTGGTACACGAGCCAGGGTTTTGGTTTTGGCAAACAACAGTCAGAACGTACTACGTGGAAAAGACACGCGGTGGTGGAGTCCATCGTATTGTGTTCTTGGTTCCGTGTGTAGAATGGACTGGGCTGTTAGGCACCCTCGCCTACTGGTTAACTCCAGGTAATGAACTGGAAACAGCAAAGTTCATACAAGACGGATTTTTGGAGGTGAATAGATTTGATAGTGGCAAAAGCACTAAAATTCTTGGACTGCCGAACATGCATGTGAGCGTTGAGCTTGACCTACGCGTAGCCGAGGGAGTAAAATTATATGCAAAGATTCAGAAAGTCCCACCTACAACAGGGGCCATAAAACTCCTACTGATGAAAGACGGAGTCGAAGTCAGTGAAGCTCAGGCCGCACTGTTGGCAATGTATGCTGCGCATGTCAGACAAAGTGATAAGGCAATCCCGGAGTGGCACACCATTCCGGGGGCTGTCAGAACCACAGACGTCGCTGTACAGAATATGACGCCACCAGCTGTAGTCAAACCAGTCTGCTGCCCATTAATACATGCGGCATTTGCTCCGGCGCAGACGCGGTCCAACGCCATGTCAGCCGTGGAGGGCAGAATGGAAAAGTTGAAAAACACCACCAACATCACAGAGGAAATGAAAATCTACATCGATGAGTATATTGATTACCTCTTGGTAGGCACGGGACCGATACCGTTGGCCGACCTGGAGGAGGTGTTTGAGAGACAGGACCGTCCATCACAGCGTGCTATACTGGAACGCGGGCTAAACGTGGAAGACATGCAGTCACACGTGAAGTCATTTATAAAACAGGAGTGCTATGGCGAACCAAAAGTAGCCAGAGTCATCACGACTGTACCAGCTGAACAGAAAGTGCGCATGGCGTTAATATCTTACGCCTTGGAACATATCATGAAGGGGAA